TATCCACTGTTTTGTAAATAATTTTCTAAAGTGTTGTAGATATTTTGTGGAGTCACTAATCCCAGTCCACCTGCCTGTAGCAACTTTTCCTGAACGCTTAACACCTTTTGCAAGACATCAAGCCTCTGGTCTTGATTGCCGGTTCCCAGTCCAACCTGCACGGTGCAGTCATAACGATTCACCCATTCTCTTGGATCAATCGAAACGAACTTGCCACGCAGTTTGATTATTCTGTCTCTGTCCTGGTATTCACAGACCACAGAAAGAATATTCTTGAATAAGTCCTTAACGCCTTCAGCAAAACTTCTTGCAATCAACTCAATGCGTTGCGTGGAGCTTTGCATCATTTGATTGACTGATTGTGCCGTTGTGTGACTTTTATTAATAGTGTCAGGATTCAATCCCATCAGTTGGTTCGGAACGCCTGACCGCTTCTCCTTCAACTGGTCGATCTTCTGCATCATTGCCAAACCTTCGTTCAGGAAGTTTGGCGTTTGCAACGCTGTCACTGCGTTAGGCGATTTCACTCGCACTATGCTTCCAGGTCGAGTAGTTAATAAATCATCCAGATTAGCCTGACCATCGACTACAACCGTTCTGGCTGAATTTTGCATATACATATTATCGAGAGTCTGCCTCATAATGGAGGTACTCATCAACTGAACGTCTGCCAACAGGTCGTACATTGACAATCCAAAAAACCTGAACGGCATTGGGATCGCCACGCACATCGCAAAAGGCAAAATGGATATTTCCTCGTTTTCCAGAATGTTGTAGCTGTTATAGCCGCTTCCTCCGACAATGATCTTTCTCAGCTCCGCAATGCCGTCTCCGTCAACATCGGCTCTCATATAGCATTCCGTTATCTGAACGACTCGCATTGAAGGGTCGATGTCGCTGACTTCTAAATTAGAGGTTGAATCGTCATAATTCTTTCTCACCATAGCCTCAGTGTTAAAGACCTCCTCTTCGGCACTCGGCAAATTTTCAACATCGGATTTCTTGAATCCCATATCGAGAAGCTCGGAGATGGTCTTTCTGACCCTGTGGGCGATGAAGTCGCAATCCTTTAATGAAGTGGCTCTGGAAGAAACCAGAATCTCCTCCGGTGGAACCGGGTCTATCGCCACTCTTCCGTATTCCTTAGTCCTTCGCACTTCAACGTCATAAGTCACTTGTGACTCAAGAGATCCGTTCAATGATTCTTCATCAACGATCTCCTCCGCATTGATGACTTCAATCTCATCATCAATGAGCAACGCCTGGTATTGCGTTTCGTCTAAATTCTTGTATGTCTCTTTTTTCTGCTCTTTGGACACTTTCCAGTACACCTTGCAAAAACCGTTCTTCTGCAAGAGTGCGGTCTTGAACATCGACTGTAAAATACTGAATCCGTTGTTGTCGTGGTTGAACACGAAATTGCAGTAGTCAGAAATCTGCTCAGCGTAGGGAACATCCTCCGGCTGCATAGGCTCGAAATTAACGACCTTGTCGCTTTGCGTGAACATACGCATAAGGCTCGGCAGGATGGATTCAATGACTTCAAGCAGGTCTTGTGAAACCACGCTTGATCTTCCTTCAACCTCGTTTCCAAGAGGTTCGCCCAAGTAATACTTGAGTGCGTTCTCTCGCTGCTTGGACAAGTCACTCGCATAAAAACCCAGAGAGCTTGAAATCTCCTGTGATATTAATGAAAGCAGTTTCTGTTTTGATAATCGTGCCATCTGTTAAACTATTCCTAAATTATTGTATTGTATTTTCGTATTCCAATCGCTTGACTGGTTGTTGCCGACTGCGAAATATCTGAACGAGTCAGCAGCGTGGGAACACCAGGAATGCTCCGGCTTGTTCTTTATCTCTCCTCTTTCAGTGGTCGCCCAACGGTACTGACGCAATGCGTCAAGTCCGTACTTGCATTTTTCGTGGTCAAACCAACATCTTGACAAGACCATCCTCACGGCATTGATGCCATCTTCGACAGGGAGCTTGGGAACGATGGAAGTTCTCATTCCTAAAGACTGTGCCGTCTCCAGTCTTGAGACTCCAGTTCCAAGCTCCCTCACATTTGCGTCAAATGGGAGGAAATGTGTATCGTAAATATATTTCTTTTCATCCAAGACAGTAGCGTAAAACTCCAAGCTCTCTCCACTGTCCTCATAGTAGTCTATGACGTGGAAAGCCGATCCCTTCTGCTGGACAAACCAGATGGCGGTCTTGTCCGCCATTCCTAAATCCCAGAAGGTGTTGACTTTTATTCCTGTCTCGTAGGGTACTTTCGTGATTCTTTTTTCTTCTTCCGCCTTCGCCAATCCTTTTGCGTAGATTGATCCCAGTGCTGCCGAGTCAAAGGAGCATTCAAACTCCGCCTCATAGACTTCATCCGGCATCAGGTGTTTGGCTTCGTTCAACTCCAAGTCCGATATGATTCCAGTCTCGGAGCTTTTAAAGGTTTGTGCGTACCATCCATCTTGATGATTAGCGTAATCGTATAAATCAAAGAATGCGTTATGACCTTGAGGAGTGCCAATGGCGATCATCCATCCCTCCCTGTCAGACAGGGCAGGTCGGACAATTTCAGTCCACAGTCGAGGTGGCATTTGTGCAACCTCATCGAGTACAACTCCGTCAATGTACAGTCCACGAAGGGAATCCGGTCGTTCACATCCCAGAAGCTGTATTCTAGCTCCGTTGGGAAGATCAGCTCGTAACTCCGTCTCGTGGTAGGTAACATTTGGAAGAACATTCGTATATTCTTTCAAATAATCCCAACTCGTTCTTTTCGCCATCGAATAGGTCGGTGCGAGGTAATAGTATCGTGGTCTGGACAATGTGTTCTGCATCGCCTTTTTTAAAATCTCGTTGATGCACAAAACAGTCTTGCCGAAACGCCTGTGGCAGACCAGGACATTGAATCTCTTTAACTTATCGTGAACTTCCTTTTGGTGCTTTCGTGGCTTGTAGGGTATGACGATCTTCACGCATCCTTGCTTCCCTGCTCATTGTTGAGTACGTCTCGCATTGATGCCACGTCATCGCCTTTCACCACTCCCTTTCCTGCGGAATCAGAATAGCGGGTCTTGTTCTCCATCGCCTTGACCAGTTCCTTGAAGGGGTCGTTGAAGGTTTTTTTCCTGGTGTATTTCTTCTTGTTCTTCTTCACTCGCATCTTGTACTTGGGTGTCCTTAAATCTCTGGCTACCGGGTTCGCCATTACAAGACTAAACACCTTTCAGCGTCCTTCTTGGTGAGTATGGATAACATCTTGATTGTTTTTTTCATATTTTTTTAAGCGAATTGAAATAATGGGTTTGGTGGCAATGAAGCAAACAAATCTTCAAATTCTTTTAGTTTATTAATACGATCTTTTTCTGTGTTATATTTTTTAATTTCAATTCCATTGTCTCGCAAAATCTGTAAAGTTTTTTCATCCGTGTTCATTGGAACGATAGCTCCTTTAAATTCGTGTATGCCCACCGCCCTGTTGGGTTTAACTTCAAAATATTCCGAAGGAGTGTTTGCTAATTTTTCTAAAAATTTAATCACTTCCTTTTTAGTTGCTTCGGAAGTGTCAGGATAAAATTCTCTGAAGTTTTGTTCAATAGAATATTTTTTATCTCCAAATATACTAGAAAAATTATCTCCTATACTTAAACTGTTAGGATCTAAATGCTTGTTTTCTTTAGCAAGTAAATCTGTAATTCTGCTTAAATCATCATACAGTTCAGACTTAATGTCGTTCATCTCCGTACTGCTGACAAGACTGCTTCTTGCTTCGGATAATTCTTTTTTGGTTTTAAACTTGCCTCGCATAGTAGCTGCCAGATTGCCTATATTGCCACTACCGCCAAATCCCTCTTCCTTACCTGCTTTGGTTTTCATATGTTGCAGCACATTATCCAAAGTGTGATCCTTGTATTTCAGTCTGCCCATATCGGTACGACCAACAATTATCTTTTCCTTGCCTTGAACTCCAATCGTATCAGTTAGGTTGTTATTCCACTCTTTGTATTCAGCATTTAATTCTGGTGTCCAAACCTTATCAAGCAATCTTCTGTATTCATATTTATCTTTAGCTAAATTAAAGTCTGGCAACAAACCTTTTTGTTTTAAAAAAGCCATATCCATCATATCTGATGGTAGGTTGTTGATGCCTTCTTCAATTATTTGATTATATAAATTACCTGCATAGAACACATCTTGCCTTGATCCATCTTCAAATTTATAATCTGATATTTTACTGTAATCATAGCGAATATCATCAACCTCAAATATGTCAGAGAAATGCTTAATGATTTTATTCATTTCATCATCCGAGTACAATGTTCTGACAATGGGGTATCTCTGCGTATAGGCATCACCCTTATAGACTGGGTTTTTTCCTGATGGGATCATCAGTTCTGGATCACCGATCAGGGTGATCTCGCCAAAATTCAACTCCTCTATGTCCTCTGGAATTATCGCCAAGCTCGGCTTTGGAATGCCTCCGATCTTGTTGTAATTCTCTATGGCACTTGCACCTGTGTTGTGAATGACGAGCATACCTTCGCCTTCCTTAAATTCACCCAATATGCCTTCATTTACTTTTTCTTCTTTCTTTTCATCCTTCAACAAGCCT